AAGCCTCGCCTAAATACATTCTATGAAATCTACATGAAAATGCGCCTGCCCGGGGACAAAACCGGACCAATCCGAGATATGGTAATCACATATCACAAGCCCACCAAGCGCATTGTCAGGGCCATTTATAATCCAATTGCTTGGGGTGAGAGGATCTTCATCAAGGGTAGATTTATCGAGGTTTTGGGAAGGAGCAAGGGTCTTGGGATTGCTCGACAGCTCAAGTACCTACAAGATGAAATCACTACGATCCACTGTCAACAGCTTGATAACGCTACTATTGCAAATACTCGATTTTTTCTTGGAAAGCGTGGACGTGTTAAGGATGGTACTCGTATTTGGCCTGGACGTTTCCTTACCGTAACAGATCCAGATAAGGACATCAAGGCCATCCAAATGGGAGATATCTATCAGAGTATGAGAGGTTTAGAGCAAAGTGTTCTGGCCTTTGCAGAAAGGAGAAGTGGTGTATCTGATTATTCCCTTGGAAGGGAGTCTTCAGTTATCGGTGACAGAGCGACTGCTACAGGAACTCTTGCTATTATCCAAGAAGGAAACAGAAGATTTGACCTCAACGTCCGTGACATGCGAGATGCTCTTGGGGACGCTGGACGCCTTATTTTGCAACTAAATCAGCAATTCAGACCAGAAGGAACTGCTTATTACGTACAAGGAGAAAAGGGCGAGCTTACTGAGCAAGTGTTGGATATGCCTCAGGAATATCTTGCTCATAAGCTTGGGGTTGAGCTTACTGCAAGCACTGCAACCATAAATCGCCAGGTAGAGCAGCAAGGTCTTACGGCTTTTTTGGGGATCTTGATGCAGCATCTTCAGACGGGTCAGCAGGCAGCTATGCTCATGGCTAATCCTCAAATTCCTGCAGACATGAAGGAATTTACAGCAAAGCAAAGCGAGGCAATTACGGGCTTGGTTCGACGTATCGCGCAATCTTTCGAGCAAAAAGACCTGGAATACATGGTACCAGAAGTGCCAATGATGGCACTACAGGAGGCAGTACAAAATGGGATTACTCAGCCAACTGGAGAGTTCCCAGGTATCGGATCTGCTGGAATCCCTCAAGAAAACGGAGGCGTGGCCGCTTCTGGCGGAGTTCCTGTCGGGCCTCAGGGTCCGGGCATACCAGGAGCTTCGTGATGCTAGTTCATGGGAAGAGTTCAGAGAACTAAGGGGAGCCCTTACAGCCATAGAAACCATTATTGAATTCCCAGATTTCCTGGGAGATACAGCACAACAAAAAGCAGAAGAAGAGGACGAACGCAATGGGAATGCCTAATTTAGGTCAAGGTCAGACACCTCCAGAATCTGGAGAACAAACACAACCCGAAACCACAACTGAAACCAAACCAGAAGCTCCTAAGTCTGAGGTTATTACCCTTACAAAAGACGAATACGAGGCTATGCGATCTGACACAGATCGCGCCAAGGGATACGCCATTGCTCTAGCAAAGCAGCTTTCCGAAACGATGGCACAGCGGACACAAGAGCCCGAAATGCCACACCAAGAACGGCAAGCGGCAATTAAGGAGTTGCTTGATCAAGACCCGGAAAGCGCGCTAAATGCTCATTTCGAGCAACGCATTGCTCCTATTCTTCAAGGTCAGAGACAAACTCTTGCATCTCTCAACAGAGAGCGTGCGATCGAGAAGGTGGGCCAAAAGGAATGGAGTAAGTGGGGCTCAAAGATCGAAGAGTTTATGGCGCCTTTTGATGAGGCCACTAAAGCTCAACCAGGAGCTTGGGAGAACGCTTACAATTTCGTAAGGCTTCAACACTTGGATACTATTGTTGAAGAACGTATGCGTGAAAAGATGCAAGAGCAACAGAGAGGTGCGTTGCTTGAGGGATCGACTAGCCATGCTGCTAGTTCTAACAGGATGGGCAAGGCCCTAAGTCCTATTGAGAAGCAGATTGCTTCAGAGTTTGGAATGTCTGAAGAGGACTGGCAAAAATACGGATCTGGAGATTACGCCCCTTCAGAGGAAGGAAACTAACATGGGAATTGAATTTGTTAAGGATGAGGCTGACAAAAAGCCTTACGAACCTTTTGAAGTCAAGAACAAAAAGCCGGGTTATGGCTACAGACTAATCAACAAAAACGCGAGAAACGTCGAGCGCAAGCTTCATGAGGGTTATGAGATTGTTCAGGGCAATGACCAAGAGCAGCTTGGGAATCTCGGTGCTGCTACAGCACTAAAGAAGGGCTCGGATTTAGATACCACAAGAGCCTTCTCGGATGTCATTTTGACTAGAATTCCCGAAAAGAAACTTGAAGAAAAGCGTAAGGCCAATCGCGAGCGTATTGGTAGGCTCTCGGCTTCCGTTGGCGCTGATTTCAAGAATGAGGTGGGAAGTACCTCGTTTGAGGGTTCTGGGGGTGGTGGCTGGGGTGGAAGTATGAGTGAAAGTGAGTTCGAGGCAATTGAAAACAAAGGAAAAAGAAAGGAGTAAACTATGGCTACGATTGCATTGCAGCCATTGGAAGTGGCAGGAACTATCTCTGGAAATGCTCCTGCAGTTGTATCGCTTCCAGAGGTCGCATCTGCTACTTTTCTAAGGGGTGCAGTTCTTACCCTTACGGCTGGGTATGTTGCGGAGGCTGGAGCTGATCCTGCTCGTGTTTTGGGAGTGGCAGCCGAGCCTGGGCATAATGGTGGGTCTAATGGGCTTTATAATACTTTAGTGTATGAAGCCAATGATGATACCGTATTTCTGGGGAACCTTTCGGGGGTTGCTAGTGCGGTTACTCAGGTTGGACTTGCTTATAGCCTAGTAAAGACGGGTACTAAATGGCACGTGGATGGCACGGATATTTCAAATAGAATTTGCATCATCCGTGGGTTTGACTCCAGGAATAATATCGGTGACACCAATCACTTGGTCCACTTTATTTTCCATCCTAGAGTCGCAATTCTTCACTATACTAGCTAAGAAAGGAGCAATAGAAAATGCCAGCACCTACTGGAGCGTTTAGTAATCTTCTAGTTCCTGGATTTCGTAAAACGTTTTTTACGCATCTAAAGGATCGTAAGAAGGAATACGAGCAGTTGTTTTACATGACCACCAGCAAGCGGGCTTATGAGGAACATCTTGAAGGTACGATGTTTGGAAGTATGCCGAAGAAGCCTGAAGGAACTAGTATTGTCTATCAGGATCCCATTCAGGGTGGTGTCAAGCGGTTTACGCACGTGACTTATGCTATGGGTTTTAGGGTCACGGAAGAAATGATGGAAGATGACCTGTATGGTGTGGTTGGAAATAAGAATTCTCGCGCTCTTAAGCGTTCTGCAATGAATGCAAGAGAAGTGGCAGCGTTCAACATTTTCAACCTGTCGTTTACCACGGAGTATGGCTTTCCTAAGAACGGAAGCAATGAGGCGTTAGTGTCCACGAGCCATACTCTTATTGGTGGGGGGACAGCAAGCAATCGTCCGTCCACGGATGTGGATATTTCGTATGCAGCGCTTGAGGCTGCTGTTCTCAACTTTAATACCTTGGTTGATGAGCGGAATCTTCCTATCGACATCATGCCGGAGACTTTGCTGTTCCATCCAACCGATCTGTTCCTTGTGTCGGAACTCCTTGAATCAGAGTACCGCCCATTTACGGCCAATAACGAGATCAATCCACTTAAGTCTCGGTTCAAGCCGGTGTGGAGTCGTTATTTGTCTGACCCGGATGCGTGGTGGCTGGTTGGGGAAAAGTCGGAAGAAGGTCTGATCGGATTCATTCGCCGAGAGTTGCGATTCCAGAATGGTGATGATTTCGATTCGGGTGATGCTAAGTACAAGGCTAGCCAACGGTTCTCGTTTGGTTGCTCTGAGTGGCGTTACCTGTACGGAAGCTCGGGGGCCTAAATCATGGCACTCACAGAACTAAGGGACGGACAAACTGTCATTGGTAGTAACCGTGTTGCGTCCTGTGCAGTTGCTGTAAATGCTAAGGCTGGATCTGCGTCTGGTATTGTTCTTGTAGATACTGCAGGCGTAGAGTGGTTTCTTTGGGTTGATACCACGGGTGATTTGAGGACTTCTAGTACCCGAGCAGACTTCGACACCAACCCGAATACAGCAGGCACGATCGTTGGGACGCAATCTTAATATAGGAGAAGCCTATGAATAAGGACTGGTACAAGTCAAAGACCCTATGGACTGGACTTTCGGGTGTTATTGCAGGAGCTGGTACGTATTTCCAAACCGGCGACCTAACAGCTTTGGGTACGTCTGCTATGGGTCTTTTGATGATTGCACTTCGTCTTGTTACTAAGCAGCCCATTGGGTAAGTTATGATATCAGTTACGGTACCAAGTGGCATAGGGGATGTTTCCTGGATCTATAGTAAACTTTGCCATGTTGAGACTCCTATAAGATACGAGGTGGCTGATGGCCAGCCATACCGAACTGTTCCCTTTCTGGAGATGTTAAATAAGGTAAGTCACGCTAAGTACTCGGATGTTGAATATTCTACTATAGTAAGATTGGCAGAGACCAAAAACCTTTGGAAGGATATTACGGCTTCTTCAAAGGGGATGTACTATTTAGAAGCAAATCAACATCTTGAGCGAGGTAAGCGCCTTGAGGATTGGCTCCCTGATCTTCCTACAAACT